CTGTTCCGCGCATTGTCCAGAGGCGACATGCCCTTGATCCCGTTTCCAAAGAGCTTCAAGTGCCAAACATTCTCCTCTGCCAATACCGCAACGCCAGCATCGTTCCCGTACTGGTAGATCACGCTCCCGTCCTTCTGCAAAACCGGCACGACCTGCGCTGTCATCAACGGCAACAAAGAAACGATCTGCTTGCCGTTCCGGTCGATCTGGCAATACCCATTCCCACGGAACGCCAACTGCCAGACGAGCGTCTCCCAGAACTCCACCCGCGTCTGGTACCTGTTCGGCTTCCAATTCAAAAGACGGTACAGCGGATGGTCATTCGCAAGAACCTTTCTCCCATCCTTCCCGACACGGTAGAAATTCAACGGCAACCCCGCCACCGTCTCCGCGATCAGGCGCACGCACGCGAACACCACAGACAACTGCATCGCGGTCTCATCTGTTACAGAGCGCGATGTCAACAGTCCGCTCGAAGGAACAATGTTCTGCTTCCCCGGCAATCGTCTTGCCGAACCGCCCCAACCAAAGAACGACCAACTATCCCAAAAGGCCAATGTGACCTCCTATCTTTGCCAATAAAGAAAGCCTCTCGACCGCCTGCATGCAGTCAAGAGGCTTAAAACATGGGCCCGTTCCCCCCGTCGAAGGAACAAGGTACACAAAACCATCAACAACGTTATGTTGTCACAGCAGAAGTGAAGTGCAATTCTTTTTTAATTTAACGAAGCACCAGCGGGTCGTTCAGGAAGGAGTCGATGTCCTCGGTCTCTGCCTCTCGCACCATCAAGCCAACGGACATCAACAAGGCGGTCATGTCGTCTATTTTATCAGCGCTCCGCTTCTTATCCGGGGCCATGTTCATGTTCTGGTCGGTCCTCGGAACGAGATTCGACGCGCACCATGTCAACACAGGATCCCCGCCGTGACGGAAATTCCCCGCGTAATACATCTCCTCAAAATACTTCATCGCAGGATGGTACGACTTCGGCCCCTGAATGAACTGCTCCATTTCCACGTCCTCGGCAGACAACTTCGACGCCAACTGCGCCGCGTTCCACTGGTCATATCCACACTTCACCAGACGGAACTTGTCACGGACCTCCAACACCGTCCTGAACACGACATCATAATCCGTCACATCACCATCCGTCTCGATCATATGCCCAGACTTCACCCACCCGGCATACGGCACAAGGTTCCGCTTCATCCGCAACTCAACAGTCGCCCGGGGAACCCACCGCCAGCCATGCGTGTATAAAACCCCATCACGAAGCCAAACCAACCTGAATGATGTCAGGTCGCGCGTACTCGCCAAGTCCAATGCGCCCCAACACTGCTCATCCACCAACCCAACCAACGGCACAGGCCCCGCGCACTTCTTCCACCGCGTCAGATCGATCCACCCCTGCGATGTTGACGCCTGCCGGTTCATCCGCTTAATCAAAAACTCCGCATGACGCCCCGGCATTGCCTTCGCCTCGGTCGCGTCCTTCCGAATAGCATCCATCAATAAAGGATTCGCTTCCAACAGCGGATTCGCCTTGATCCACAACCGCTCATCAAACTCGTCATCGTCTTTCAGAACGGTGTCCTTGTCGGCCTCGTCCAGCGCATAAATAACAGCAAAGAAGTGGTCAGCCTCAATCGCCCCCTCCAGAACCTGCTGTGCGAACTTCCGCATCTCTGGCCACGGCCCCGGCGTCTCATAACCCTCCGTCGTCGTGTATAAAAACAAAGGATTCTTCCTTGCCCCCGCCGCAGACTGTAAAACATTCAGAAGGTCATGGCTCTTATGCGCATGGACCTCATCGATGATAATACACGAAGGATTCAGCCCGTCCTGCGTGCTCGCCTTCGCATTGATAGGACGGAACAGCCCCCCGTTCTCATAACACGCCACCGACCGCGCGAACGCCTCGACATTAAAAACCTTGCATAACTCATCCGTCCGCTCAACCATCCGCTTCCCGATATTGAACACGATCGCCGCCTGATCCCCGGTCGTCGCCGCACTGATAACCTGCGGGCCCTGCTCCTGCTCCATCGTCAAACAATACAACCCTATCGCCCCGGCGATCGTTGACTTCGCATTCTTCCGGGCCAACGCCAACAGCGCAGATGTGAACCGACGCGTACCGTCCTGCTTCCTGAACCCAAATAGATTGCAAAGAAAGAACACCTGAAACGGCTCCAGCGTGATCGTGTCTGTACTCCATCGCCCCTCTACATGCGGCAACGAAGAAACGAAATCACACACAGCACTCGCCTCATCATCTGAATAAAAAAAGGGGCCATCTGGCCCCTTCGCACGATCCAGATCACTCAAAAACCGCTCACACGCCAGCCGAGCCCACTTCCCAAACCTCCCCCGGCTCTCTTTCTTCAAAGCTGACTTCGCGTATTCCTTCGCAACCTTCGTCCATTCAGACATTCGCTCTCTTCCTGTTACAACTTAACCGCCCGCTTGCCAGTGAACTCTTCCCAGCGTTTGACGATCACATCCACATACAAAGGGTCAAGCTCCATGCCGTAACACGCTCTGTCCGCCTTCTCACACGCGATCATCGTTGACCCTGATCCGCAAAAAGCGTCCAATACGCCCCCCCCCCCGCGGACTGCTATTAACAACGGCCTTCGCACATAGCATGACAGGCTTCATTGTCGGGTGCAGATCGCTCTTCTTCGGGCGATCAAAGAACCACACATTCCCCTGCCTGCGGCCACCGACAAAGAAGTGTTTATTCCAGCCATACATAATAAACTCACCGTCACCCTCGTCATAACTCTCGGATGTCCCCACCATGATCGGCTCAAACTGTTGCTGGTAGTCTGTCCTCGACAGAGTGAAATGGTCCTTCGCCCAAATAATATAAGACTGCCAGTGACCCCCTGCATCCGTGAACGCCGCCCAAAGATTATGCAACTCCGAACTCGACATGCAAACATAAAACGCGCCATTTACATGCGGCATCACGGCCCGGAAAACGGAAAGAAGGAAATTATAAAAAGCCTCCTTGGACATCTTGTCATTCAGAATCTTGCGTCGCTTGTGCTGTTCGCCATCGCCACCCATCCCGCCTTCATACCCAATATTATACGGCGGGTCCGTAAACACCATATCCGCAACCCGACCATCCATCAACACAGCCATGTCACCAGCATCCGTACTATCCCCGCACATCACGCGGTGCGCCCCGCACTGAAAAACATCCCCGCGCTTCGTGGTCGTGGTCTCGGCCACATCAGGGACTAGATCGTCCTTCTCGCTCGGCTCCAAAGAGAAGATGCGGTCCAGCTCGTCACTGGTGAAACCAACGCCCTTCAGCATGTCCTCATCAAACGCGGACAGCTTCTCCCAGTCCCATTCGCCAAGGTTCTTATTCAAGCGAAGGTTCAGCTCCCGCTCCTCGGCCTCATTCAACTGACGGTCTGGGACCCGGACATCAACCTCCGCAACCCCGCGACCAGACAACACACGGACCCGCTGGTGTCCTCCAATGATCGTATTGTCCGCGTTGATGACAATGGGGTCCGCGAGATCAAACCGATCCAGACTCTCCCCCAAGTCCCGCTCCTGCTTCTCGCTCAACTGCCTCGGATTATAATCCGCCGCCTTCAGATCAGCCAGCGCCCGCCTCTCACTTCGCCACCTTACCATCGCGCTCCTCCTTCAGCCGCCTGAATACACTTGCCTTCTTCTCCGCGTTCCCCAACACGCCGCTCTCCATCCTTAACCTTGCCGCAGGCGTCATCCCCAACTGCGCCGCATACCCTACCGCCTCCGCACGCAACTTGCTGTTCAAATGAACAAGCGGATTGATCACAACCGCCGACTGCGCCCCGCGCGACAACACGCTCGCCAGAAAAGACTTCTCCTTCTCTATCCTCCGAAGCTCTGCCTCCGTCTTTTGCCACGATACATATGTCGTGCAGTACGCCTCCAGCACAACCGTGTCCACCATAGAGATCAACCCGCACGCCCGCATCGCACCCAATGTCTTATC